CATCAGATCGAGGAAGTCTTTGTGTACGATCTCTGGGTCTTCAATCTGATCCACTACAATCCAATCATAAGTCGCGCTGAGTAGGTTAGACGTAGCAGCTTCATCCCCTCTCGACTGCTGTTGCATATACCTGAAGTTAATCGTTGTACCGTTTTTAAGGGTACACATGTTAGAGGAGTTCTGACCTAGCGGGAAGTTCTTAATCCATTGCTTCGGACACCACTTAATAAACTCCTTACGCAGAGTATCATTAAGTTTAGGATAAGTTGCACGAGCCATAAGGCCATTTGAACCCGGATAATCACGGGCAAAGGTGAGTGCTTCAATACAGGCACTAGCAGTCTTCCCGTTAGCAAAGCCGCCACCAAGAACTCGTATCTTAGCACGCGACTTGAAGAACCTGTCGTTGAGGCCATTCTCTTTCACTACATAATTGGTCACGGCTTTCTACCTATTTCTCTCGTCAAGGCGTCTACAATACGTTTAATCTGCTCTTCATTCTGTCTAATTCCCTGTTCGAGTATAGCAATCTTTAACTTCATCTCCTCCATTCTCGCAACTGTATACTCCGCTCCTCTATGCTCCATTATGTAGACACGAGTCTCTAATTTAACAGCATATGCTAATATAGACGCAGCCCCCGCACCAATGGCGATGAACTGCGCAATTAGGAAATAGACAAGAGTTGAATTATCTCTTATCCAATTCCTAGTCGCGGTCATCAAGCGTGAACCATAAATCCGAACACCTTCCAACCGAGAAGGAATAACAGGATGTATAAGAGCCAATCCCATCCCCAACTGTACGCGGAGAAAGCTGGAGATCGAAGCATGATACCGAATACCAGTACGATCAGCATCAAGACCCAAAAGATAAGACCGATCGGCATCGCTTCCTCCTATAGTGTTGGTCGCTTCTCATGGTCCTTACCATTCGTCGCCTGTACTGGAATGGGTTGTTCGTTCTTGATATCCAGTTGAGCCTTCAAAACGATAAGCTGTAGGTGTAGATCACCGATCAACATCTTAACGTGATTATCAACCTTCTGACTGATAGCCTGCTGTTCTTCATTCATTGTAGTAGTTTCCCTTCGATGAGTTCAATTCGAGTGATTGCTTCTTGTAACGCCTTTACCGTCATCGCTATCAACGGGAGAGGGTTGGGTACTTGGACTGCCTTCTGAATATCCTTATAGCCTGAAGCTACTGTCGGTATCAATGCCTCCTGTAATTCGTGAGCGATAAATCCCCACTCAGTCATATTACTACCGACAATGAATGGTCTTACCTCTCGACCTTCTGCCTCTGCACGTTCGATTTGTGTCTTCTCCTCCCATTCAGGCATCCAATCATTGAACTTGAAACTGATTGGCCTTACCTTCTTAATCTCATCCCACATACTCTTCATATTCTCTACGTCTTTTTTCGCCCTGTAATCTGATACACCAGAGAACTGACCCATATTACTATTATCAATCATACACCATGCACGACCATCCCAATAGATACTGAATGTGTTACTTCTTGCACCACCTATTCCCAATCGACCGTAATATTGACCAACAGCATCCATCGGACCAGAAGATGTCACCGTGCCCTGAAGAGAAGGATTAGACATCTGTTCATGAACAATTCTCCATGAACCGTTGCCCATACTCCAACCACCGATAGCTAATTGATTATTCTGATCTAATCCAAAATAACACGCAAATGATCCATTATGGTGGAAGCACATCTTGGCGCCTTGTCCATTTTGTCCTTGTACTTGAAATGGACCTTGAGCACCATTAGGATCACTTATCCATCCAGTTCCGGGTACTGTATTCACTGTCCCTGTAAACGTACCTCCCCAAATCGGCATGTAGTTACCAAACGCACCATCATTCGTAGTCAGCACACGAAAATTATTGCTGTATAAGGTTCCATTAACGAAATTAAAATCAGAGCCAACATGGAGATATTTAGTCTCTCCTGAACCAAAGAATATTAGAGCTTGAGCTGGATCACCACTCCACCCACTCAAAGTAAACGCACCACCACTACAGTACAAACGAGTACCGGCAAAAGTAGCTGGACCATAACAAGTCAACCCATGAGACATTCCAACATAACCATTACTTAGATTGATGGTAAAGGGACGTAGATTGTTAAATCCACCATCAGGATCATTAACATTTGTCAGCAAGAAATAAAAGTAATTAGGATCAGTATATTGAATAACTCCATAAGCAGTCGATCGATGACGTAGAAACTCCCCACCACCTATGTTGTATTTCGTCCGAACATTAAACGTAGAAACTCCTGATGGGCCATCTATCAAAAGTATATTACCGGGGCCAACACTATAAATTCTAAAGTTCTCCGTCCCCGGCTCTGTACCAACAAAGAACTTCTGTGAAGTTGTAGGTGTATCGTACCATCCACCTGCACCGGGAGAAATGTACTTATGATTAAGTAATCCAGCTACCGTCATGGTTCCATTAGCACGAGTGATTTCTAATGGAATACCGAGATTAGTACCAGCGTCATTGTAATTATAAATACGGAAAGATGATCCTGCATTACCAGTAGACTCCGCGTCACCATCTCCTAATGTTATTGCCCATCGTTCAAGACCACTTTTTCTACCACGTAGAATACTTCCACCAGTACCCGCGGCTCTATTAAGGATAAACTCTGGTGTATCTTTAGCTATAGAAATATTACCAGTATATCTCATCGAACCATCAGCACGATTGATAGCCATGAGATCACTGATGATGCTTCCATCATCAGCACATCGAGTTATATAAAATCCTGATCCATTATTACTACCAGTCTCAGGATCACTAGCACCTATAGTTATAATCCAACGATTAAGACCATTCCTCAATCCATATATAGCACCACCAGGGTCACTCGTCTTATTTAACAAAATCGAAGGAGATGCTTTATTAATTGTTAGATTGCCGGTCATCGTATCACCGGCTTTCAACACTCGCAACGCATCAGCAGTATCTACATAGCTCTGCGAAACACCACCACCAGATTGATTAACCCATTGCGTATTGTAATTAGTAGCATCTATCTTCGCTAATACCTGATTAACTGTACCGCCAGTTGGTACACCTACACCCGGATTACCTTGTGGACCTGTCGATCCAGCACTACCAGTATTACCCGTGTCACCTTTATCACCTTTAGCACCAGTTGGACCTATCGGACCTATTGGGCCTTGTTCTCCGGGTGGTCCCTGTGGTCCTGCTGGTCCCGGTTCACCCTCTTGTCCTGTATAAGTAACAACGAAAGACACTAATTGATTATTACTAAATACTGCGTCTCCCTCTATAAACTGCACTGGTATCTGAAACCAATCAGGCATTATCTGTGCAGGACCGAGTAGCTTCCATCTCTGATAGTTGAGCGACATATCCTTATCTTGTATAATGAACTCGTCACCAAACTTCATCGATGTGAATAACGCAACTACATCGAAGCCATCTTGTGTGAGCCAATCCATATACAACGTCTCAGCAGCATTCTGCGGAGTCGCGCTATACTTATATTTCCCTGCCCCCGGATCATTTGGACTAGTATTTGTAGCATCACATCGATAATCAAAGACAGACGACGACGCACCCGGCTGTACGTTTGCAAAAGCCGTGTCAACGTACTGCTTCGTAGCAGCGTCTTTCGCGTATCTCGGTGTATTGACGTGTTGCTTGAACACTAGCGCCTCGTATTATCACTCACCAAGATCACAGTACGAGCAGCAGCCTCCGCAGTACCACATACCACCTTAACCATATCCAATCCGCGAATGGGAGGGCTGACATGGTGATACCGATTAGCTTCAACGATCATACTAATAGGATTACCGCTCACTGCGTCTTCTACTGCACGATACGACAGACCACCATCGATACTATTAAGGAGAGTAAATGCCACACTGGACAATGCACTACAGTCAACACCAACAAGAGGAGAACCGTGCATCAAAATAGGCTGACTAATAGTTGCACCACTAGCAATATTAGCAGGTTTACGTACCAAACGATTAGTCAAGTCCTGAGCAACACCATTAGCTTGAGGATTAGTCGCCATCTTTCACTCCTATCACTTCTTGTGGCTAGGTTTAAGGTTTTTCTGCTGTGCGTTGAGGCGTTCGCTGATCTGACTCATCGCATCTCTGCCCTCTTTACCAGCGGAGATGACTTCTGCCATCGCACGTTTAAGATTAGCCCCCTGTTCAGGTCCAAATCCACGAACAGTGGTCATCTTATTGAAAACTTCATCCTTCCGTGCCCTCTTTGTAGTAGATGCACGTACAGTAGGCGCAACCATTAGATATCTCCGCCGTTATTCTGATAAAACTGCATCAATTGCATCATCTCTTGTGGAGGCATGACCGTCATCGGGTATCTTGTGTTATTAGGATCAGGAGGAGGAAGGTTGTTGTATTGATCCTTCACAACATTACCACTCGGAGCCTTTTGTTCAGGAGGCATATCCATCATACTACGTTCTGTATCGCCTTGATTACGATGCGATGGTCGCAGTGTATCAATACCCGCAGCATTCATCTCTTCAAATCGCTGTTGATCGTTTAGATATTGCTGCAACTGTGTCGCCGTATCATCTTTCGGCTCATTAGGATGCACACGATGAATGGGTGAACGTGGACGTGGTGGTTGTCCCGGTTGATTGTTAAACAGGTTCTCTCCAATAGGATAAGTCACACCAGTAATGTCCTCAGGGCGATCTTGCATCAATCCCTGATTGTTCAT